CGTACGAGAATGATGAGCTGCAACACGAAACCGACGATAATGCCCCATATGGCGGGTACGGCGGTTATCAGCAGCTGCGCGTGCAGAACGTCCAGAAATTCCGCGCATGGTTTTTCGCAAAGGGCAAGGCGAGCGTTCCTGACGAGACCGGCGCAACCAAAGGCGAATCGGTCAGCTTCGGCAACCAGCCGTTGAAGGTGACCATTTCCGCTCCGAACTTCGGCCCGTGGAAGCGGGTCAAGGAGTTCGACACGGAAGCAGCTGCGAAAGCGTACATTGATTCAAAGCTTGGCGTTGTCGCTTGGCACAACATCGATGTGCAGGTGAACGGTGCCGGCGTTGGTGAAAGCGCCGCCCCGGCAGGAGTGACGCCTGTTGCGAACGCAGGCTCGTTTGAGCTTGTGATCACCGGAACGGTGACGGCTCTGTATGACAATGGCGCGGAGGTTTCCGGGTCCATCGCGAACGGGAAGTACGCGCTGTCTAATGTGGTCGCAGACCATACCATCAGCGTCATTTTCTAATGACGCTCAACACGGGAGGGGGCAACCCCTCCCAAACTTTTTGGAGGCGTTTAGAATGAATATCCCGAAACTTACTTACAATGCGGCTGCTCACTATGCCGGCCAGGAGAAGTATCCGGCGGGGCTTGCAAACGCGGTCATCGAAACTGGGAGACCCGGGTTCGATGCGCTTTGCTGGGCGCTCTCGGAATTGTCCACGCAAACAGAGCTGATACGGCGTGACCTCGGATATGACAAGCGCCCCATCCTGCTTCCTGAATACTTCGCTCGCACTTTGAAATTGCCGGATGTTGTTGCGGCAAAGGGCGAAGTCATTAAGGCGATTACTCGAGGATTGAACGCAGGCGACGAAAACGACGAGGTGGACGAGGTTCTTTTAGAATTACAAAAAAAAACGGAAACAATGGGGTGACTTTGCCCGTATATCTTGCGATAGCCGGGGGCGTCGGTTTCTCCATTCGTGATGCAATGCTTGCAGAGATAGCAACCGTGCTCAAGGCACACACGGCTCGATATGGGAGGAATCGAAATGGCTGAACGTAGAGTATCAACGCGGTTTGCTGTTGAGGGTGAATCCCAATACAAAGCCGCGCTCAAGAATATTAACAGCGAGTTAAAAGTGCTGGATAGTGAACTGAAACTCGCAAATTCGGGTTTAAAAGCAAACGGGGAAAGCATTGATGCGCTGAAAGCGAAGCAGCAGGCGCTCGCCAACGTGATTACCCAGCTGGAGAAGAAGATCGCGGCGTCCAAGACGCAGACAGATGTAGCAAGACAAGCGCAACAGCAATGGGCGCAGAAATCCGAGGAGGCTCGTCAGAAGCTAGAGCAGCTGCAGTCCACCACGGATGACGCCGGAAAAGAAACCGACGAGTACCGGCAGAAGGTTGCGGCGATCCAGGCGGAGATCAATCGGTATGAAGCCGCTGAGCAGAAAGCGAAAACGGCAGTCGAAGCGCATACCACAGAAACAAACAACGCGCAGGCAAAGCAGAACCAGTATCAAGGAGAACTCAATGAGACAAAAGAAGCCCTGCGGGGGCTTGGAAGTGCGTCGCAAGAACAGGGAGTAAAGAGTGAGGGCATGTTTGCCTCTTGGGCAAAAGGTGCGCTCACCATAACCGCTGTCATCGCAGTTCTCAGAAAGCTGGCAGAAGGCCTGAAAGCTTGTGTTGAGGCGTCCATTGAATATGAGGATGCTTTTGCGGGCGTTGAGAAGACCGTTGATGCTTCTACCGCGCAGCTCCGTGGCATGTCGGAAGAAATACGCAGACTGGCGACTGATATTCCGGCGACAGCAGACGATATTGCGAGCGTTGCAGAAGCAGCCGGACAGTTGGGCATTGCAACCGAGGATATCATGGGCTTTACGGAGGTCATGATCGCGCTTGGCGTTGCAACTAACATGACCGCGGATGAAGCCGCGACCAGTCTGGCGAGATTCATCAACATCACTGGCCTTTCGTCATCCCAGCTTGAAAATTTGGCCTCTTCGATCGTTGCTCTTGGCAATACGACAGCGACCACTGAAAAAGAAATCGTTGATATGGGGATGAACCTTGCCGCTGCGGGCAAGCAAGCCGGACTATCGGACGCGGAGATCATGGGCATTGCCGCGGCTCTTTCGTCTGTTGGACTCGAAGCGGATGCAGGCGGCACGGCTTTTTCTCGATGGATGAAGGATATGCAGGTAGCCGTCGAGACAGGATCGGATGATCTTGAAGCGTTTGCATCTGTAGCGGGCCTGAGTGCAGAGGACTTCGCGGCCTCGTGGAAAAGTAGCCCGGTTGATGCGCTCAATTCTTTCTTCCAAGGGCTGGGAGGCGGTTCGAAGTCCGCCATAGCTCTATTGGAGGAAATGGGAATCACGAACGTTCGTACATCTGATACGGCAATTCGCCTGGCAAATGCCGGTGATTTACTTACGGATTGCGTTGATCGGTCGACTTCATCTTTTTCAGAAAACGTCGCGTTGACGAATGAAGCCGAAAAACGGTACGACACCACGAAAAGCAAAGTGGAAGTGATGAAGAACGCGTTCACTGAGCTCGCTATGTCTATTGGGGATAAGCTTTCTCCAAAAACAAACCATTACATCGAGCTTTTGACAAATCTTGCACTCGGCCTTGCCGGTGTTGAGGAAGAAGCGTCCTTTGTTCAGAAAGCATTGGAGACCACTGAAACCGCATACAGAGACAGTACGGAAGCCGCTCTTGCGGCAGCGGACGTCGCTGGCCAGTATATTGATCGACTAGCTGCGCTTGAAGCCCAGACTTCACTTACGGATGCGGAACAGGCTGAATACCAGCAGATTGTTGCCTTGCTAGCCGGATTGATCCCCGGGCTCAACCTCGACATCGATGAGCAGAACGGCTTGCTAATGAATGGCGTGGAGGCGCTAAAGTCCCAGGTTGAACAGTGGAAGCAGCTGCAGATTGTCTCGTCTGTCGAGCAGGCGAGAGCCGGCTACCAACAGGCGTATACGGATGCGCTTGTAGAGCAGGGAGTTCAACAGCAGAAGGCCATTCGGGCTGAAGCAGAATGGAACGCCTCCATAGAAACAAGCATGGGCCTTCTCAAAGATAAAGCGGAGCTACTTGGTGTAGAGACTACCGGTTGGGAAAACCTTTCCCTGAAACAGGCCAATGCCCGAATCGAGCAAGCAAAGAGCGTGGATCTCACAAAAGAGCAGCAGATGGAGCTGGCAATGACGCGCGGGCTGCTTGGTGACGCGGCTCTCGGTTGGGAACACCTTTACCAGAGTCAGGCGGAGGGCGCGGGGCTCACAAAAGAGCAGCAGAGGGAGCTGGAACTGCTGAATGAGCGGATTGAGGATAGCGCATCTGTATCGGTGGGTCTCTGGACGGAGTGGCACGATGCCAGTGAAGCGGCAGAGGAACTCGGTGAAGGAGCCGAAACTGCACGGCAGTCTCTTGAAGACTTTGACGCGAGTGTAGAAGCAATCGACGGGTTGTCGGGGGCATTCGGTAGCGCAAGCGAATCTGTTCAAGCATTTACTGCGGACGAAGAAGGTCTTATAGCTTATCTAGGAGAAGCGACGGTTCAGGTTCAAGACCTGATTGCGAAGTATCAAGAGATGGGCGAAGCGGCGGTTGCAGGAGCCGAACAGACTGCTGGCGGTCTACTGAGTGTAGTTGAAGTTGTTCAGGTGGCCTCAGAAGATGTTATCACTGCGCTGCAATCGCAGGCACAATTCTTCAATGAGTACGCAGAGAACATCAAGGCTGCCGCGGAACATGGACTAAACGAGGGTTTAGTAGCAGCACTTTCTAACGGGTCAATGGAGAGTGCGCAAATTCTCGCGGGGCTTGCTTCCGAAGGATGGGCGAACGTGGATGAACTGAACGCCGCGTTTGAAGACACTAAGAGAGGCAAGGAAGCTTTAGAGACGAATGTCAGCGAGGCGAACGCCACTGCGGAAGGCGAATTGCAGAACATCGTTGACAACGTGAATGCGATGGTCGATGAGTTCAACCAGTCCGGCGAAGCAACTACGGCGGGCGTTGAAACGATCAACGCGTATGTTTCCGGATTGAATTCCAATATTTCAGGCGTATCCTCCGCCGTTACGGAGATCAACAGGGCGATCGCCCGGATCGTGCGCGACGTGTCGGTTAAAGTCAAGGTGAGTACCGACACCGGTAATAATGGAGGCAAAGCGACTGGTTTATCATACGTGCCGTACGACGAATTCAACATCAATCTGCACAAGGGCGAAATGGTTTTAACAGCGTTGCAGGCAGAAGCGTTGCGGGCGCAGCAACGGGCCGATAATTATGGGACGGTTTTGGACGCGAGTAATACTACCTTGCAAAACAACCAAACTTTCGGGGGAGACACAAAAATTGAAGTGAATGTTTCTAAACTCGTTGTTAGAGAAGAGGCAGACATTCGAAAGATTGCCGTTGAATTGAATGATCTCGCGTGGAAAGAAAAAAGGAAAAGGGGGCAAGCGTAAATGATAACGACTGGTTTTACATATAGGGGCGTTCACAGCTCGGTTTATCATATCGTGTGCGACCCCAGTACAAGGCAAATACTCCCGGAGAAAAGACGAATGTACACGGAGATACCAGGCAGGTCTGGGTCTCATATGCAGACAGACGGCACATATTCAGATAAGGTTGAAGAGTTTCACTGCTACTTCACGAACTTGAATGACGCAAAGACCATATCGGAACTGGCGCGAGAGATCGCTCTATGGTTGTCGGCTGATGGTCAGTTATGCTTCGACAACGAGCCCGATAAATTCTATGACGCTTTTTATATGGGCGCGCCTCCCATGGAGAAGCACCTGCGGCATGGCGCGTTCGATCTCACTTTCGGATACTCACCGCCGTTTGCATATACTGCGCAACAATCTCTCACAAAGGATATCACCAGCGAGTCGACACCGCTTGTGATTCCTGTTTTAGGATCGGCCGCAACGCCGGTGCGGTTGTATATCAGAAATACTGGAAACACCACAATTCAGAACATAAGAATTACCAGATTCAGATTGTAAGGAGGTCATAAAAATGCCTGCAAGTAATTATGTCAAATCAAACTCCCTGAACTTCTGGGCGCGAGGTCAGAACGTGGGGAATCCTACGAACGTCTACGCGGCGTTATTCGTGACGAACCCAACGGCAGCGAATACAGGAACCGAAGTAGCCGGTGGAGGCTATCAACGGCAGATTGCTGTTTTCACCGCCCCCGCGATTAGCGGAGACGCGGCAATGATCCAGAATACCTCTGCTATAACATACCCGCAGCTCTCCTATAACGTTGGAACCGCCGCGTATGTTGGTATCATGGATGCGCCAACTGGGGGGAATCTACTGTATTACGAAGCGCTTCCAACCTCAATAAATCTATTGCAGGGGTATACGCCTTACTGGGCGGCCGGTGAGCTAAAAATCACCTGCAAATAAGGAGCTGAAGAACGATGTACAACAAGACAAATTACAATAGAACGACATACAATCGCTTCGCGCAAGGCCTGGCGCCAATGTATGCGACGATAAAGAGCGAGTACGGGCTGACCGTGCCGCCTGTCAGAATGCTTGTTGACATCGGCAACACCAATATCGTGTCAGAATCAAGCCTTGTGATAGGCCGGATGGGTCTTCTAGTACCCATCGGGCTAGTGGTATGCGCGCAAGAGTATGGGGCCGCGGCGCGGCTATCAGCCATGGCTCGACTTGGTATCACAACTCTTCTATGCGAATACAATCTTACGACAACCTCTCTTCGCACGCTTGAGGGGGACGAGCTGTCACTCGACGGCATCAATCTTGCGCCCGGAGAGATGCTCATAATTGACACTGACACATTGGAAATTACAGTTGATGGAGAGATTGATGTCGATAGTTGGGTTACCGGAAGCACGTTTTTTCAGCTGAGCCACGGGTCAAATGAGCTGCGCTTCTATGACAATGCGAGCGATAGGGAGCTCTCCGTTACTGCAATTTGGGCCGATCGGTATCTGTAAGGTGGTGAGCCTGTGAATTACATATCAATCTATGACCATATTACCGGAAAGCGACTTGCGTTCCTACAAAACGCATACGACATTGGGTACGCGGAAGAGCTTAACCAACTGTGGACGGCTTCCTTCGCGCTGCCCTTAAGCGATGCAAAGAATAAACACTGCAAACCGTTCAACTATGTTGAGATATTCGATGGCCAAAGATACGTTGGCCTCTTTCGTATCATGCCATCACGAACAACGAAGAATGCAAAAAAAAGAGAGGTCACATACGAATGTGAGCACGTACTTGCCACGCTAATCGACGATGTTTTGCTCGGGTGGAATGAAATCGGTAATACGGGGGTATTCACCCCTGAGGTCATCCGCTACATTCTTGATAAACAAACGGTGACCAGATGGGTCCTGAACGTTTGCGATTTTAACCATCAGTTTCTATACGGATGGGAGGATGAGAACTTACTTGCGGCGCTTTTCTCCGTTGCTCAATCTTTCCAGGAGCAATATAAGTGGGACTTCGACACGTCTTCGACACCGTGGCTGCTGTCCCTAAGAGCAGTCGATCCTCAACCAAAAGCGGATATCCGATACAGGAAAAATATGCTCGGCATAATCAAAGACGTTGATCCATCAAGCATCGTTACTCGCTTGTACCCGTACGGGTACGGAGAAGGCGTCAACAAGCTAAACATTAAGCCGCTTAACAACGGAGTTGAGTATCTTGATTCTGATACGCAAAACAAATATGGCGTCAAAGTCAAGGTATGGAAGGACGAGAGATACCAAATGGTGGACAGTCTTTTCAGCGCCGCGAAGGCTATTCTGGAGGAGGCGAAGGAGCCGTATGTATCCTACTCCATAGATGCAGCGCACATTGGAAACCTCAAAAACTGCCGAACTGGTGATTTGGTTCGTGTTGTTGATGATGACGAGGGTACGGACTTGTACGCAAGAATCCTTACTATCGAGAAGGACAATGTAACCGGCGCACCAGATGAAGCGAAGATTGTGATTGCGAACAGATCAAAAGATTTAGCAACAACACTTGCCGACATATCTGATAGGCAGCGCATATCCGAAGTATATTCGCAAGGCGCCGTCACTCTGTTCATGCAAAACTTCTATGACAACTGTTCACCAGAATACCCAGCAGAGTTTCGGTTCTACATTCCATCAAATGTTGTGCACATTAATGAGATCAGCATAGACTGTAATGCAAGGCCGTTTCGGGGGTATACCAAGGGGACAAAGAACTCTGACCAAGCCCTTACAACGACCCAGGGTGGTGGCGGTTATTCTTCTTCTTCGGAACGGACGAGTTCCGCCGGCGGTACTCAGGCCGTGACCTCGGACGCTAATAATATTACGACTACGACGGCGGCTCTTAGTCAAATACGGGGAGATACTGGAACAAGCGGAACGACTACATCAAAAACCGCAGGGAGCGGTACACCTACATCTAGTGAGCAGCTTCTAACAGGAAGCACAAGCGGGCATAAGCATTACTATTATGGGTATACAAATCATACTCATTCGTTTGTAGCCGCGCAAAATCATTCACACGACATATGGATAAACGCCTCGCATAGTCACACACTGGATCACACGCACACAGTAAAAATTGGATCCCACACGCACTCAGTCACGGTGGATATTTCCATACCCGCGCACACACATCAGCTCACCGTTCCCGCGCATGCCCATGCAATTGAGTATGGCATTTATCGCGGCCCAACGGCGAGCTCATTAACGCTCGTTGTTGATGGGAACACCGTTGGCGCATTTGGGGGCTCACTGTCCGAGGTTAACATCATTGCTTATCTCGGAAAAGACGATGCTGGGAAGGTGACTAGGGGCCGGCATACCGTGCAAATCATACCCGACACGCTCACCCGTGTTGAGGCCGATTTGGTTTATCAGCTTTACGCTAATTCAAGAGGAGGTGGACAAAACTAATGAGCACTCTTGCAGCGATGTACCAGGCGCAAGCAAACAGTCCAAGTACAACCATAGCCGGGGATATTACAAACGCTCAAACGGAGATCACGGTCGCCGATGCGTCAATATTTCCACAATCCGTTCCTTTTCTGCTCACGCTTGGGTCAGATGTTTCTCAATCTGAGACCGTTCTCGTGACAGAAGTCAACGGGCTCGCTATCACTGTTGAGCGTGGGTGGGATGGTCCTGCACAGCAGTGGATCACCGGCACAAAGGTTGCCCGGGTATTTACGGCACGAGACCACAATACGCTTATTGAAAACATCGGGGAACTAAACACTGGAAAGGCAGAATCGGCGGATCTTGACACTCACGTTTCCGCTGCCAAGCCACACCTGTTCCGCGATGAGAACAATGCGACTTATCGATATGGTTTCCGCTCATCTGGCGGGAACTTGATCTTTGACTTTGAGGAGGTGGAATAAGTATGCCCGTAAGTTCTACGATGATTCCAAATCGCACAGACGTACTGAACAAAACGATCATTGCCACACCGGTTACTGGCGTGGCCACGGTCACGGCCACCGCGGCGGAGATATTCGCCGGTGCGTCTCGGAAGGCCAGCAGGCGCCGAATGCTAATCAAGAATGAGGAGACAGCCTTGCGGATCCGCGTGGGCGGCAGCGCTGTCACCCAGCAGAACGGGTTTCCCATAGAGCCTGGATCCGTACTCGAGATTGAGTTTGATCCGACCGTCGCCGTTCCCATTTACGCGATCAGCGAGGGCTTCTCCGCACAAGCGTCCGTCATGGAATTCTAGGAGGTAGATCATGTGTTACTACACGTTTACAACTGAGGTGCAGGATGATGGTGCGCTGCTCACCGTGATATGGCATCGCCCCGATCAGAGCGAGATCATCACCGGCGAAAAGCTAGTCCTTGGTGGAGAAACCGCGGCCACTTCTGAGGCGCCATTCTTTGCCGGCGATTTGAAACGCAATTTTGCGCATCTGTTCCCGATCCCCGTCACGTCACCCGAACCGATGGAAGGAGGGTTTGAATAATGTTTATCGCAGGGAAACACTATATTGGCACCATCACCAACGACATCAAGGCCGTTGAGCTTGCGCTCACGAACCGTGTGCTACAGGGCGGCGCTATGACCGCCGCCGAAGCAAACGAGTATGACCGCAAAGTGCAAGAACTTTCCGAGGGGCGCAATGTTGTCCTTCTCGGCGCGGGCGGCTTGCCGTCCGTTATGGTGCGCTTGCAGCCGTACAAATGCTCCGAATTGATCTCAGGAACCGGTGATCTTCCGCACCCAGCGTTTATCGTTGCGAATACGATGAAGCCAGAGATCTTTGTCGCGAAATATCAGGCGAAAGTTATCTCTATTGGCTCGCCGCTGGTGGCGTATGCTGTTTCGCTTCGCGGCGTCGATCCCGCTGCGACTATCGACTACACCAACAGCAAAGCCGCTTGCGATAACAACGGGACTGGCTGGCACATGATCACAAATGCGGAGTTCGCGTTTATATCACTGCTGGCGCGTAAGCGTGGATTCTCGTTCCGCGGGAACAACTACTATGGCGCCGCATACGACATTACGTCCGAAGTCGGCAGGCCCAGCAGCATGGACGCGACGAGAGTGCTGCATACCCTGACCGGTTCCGGGCCGAACACGTGGGCGCACGACGGTACTCCGTTCGGCGTCTGCGATCTGAATGGTAATGTATGGGAATGGTGCCAGGGTTTGCGTACTATCGGCGGCGAAATCCAGATTATAGCCAATAATGACGCCGCGGATAAAACCATTGATACCGGCGCGTCGTCCGCACTCTGGAAAGCAATCACGGCTGCAGATGGAACGCTTGTCGCGCCCAACGGCACTGGAACCACAACTGGCGCGCTCCGTTGGATTTGGGTTGATACCAAATGGGTGCTCAGCTCAACCACAGCAACGCTGCAAGAAGTGTCGAGAGACTGTGCCTTTAGTAACGTTGGGGTTCAGGAAGGTGTCGCCGCTCCGAATCTTTTGAAGCTACTTGCGCTTCATCCGGAAGGCACCTTGAATCACGTCGGGCGCTTTTACCTCAACGACGTGTTATCAGAGCGCGTCCCGAGCCGTGGCGGGGCGTACTACAACACGTCCAACGCCGGCCCGTTCGCGTTGTACCTCAACTACAATCGCGGCAACACGTACGCCGGCCTCGGGTTTCGGTCCGCTTTTGTTAAGCTGTAAACTGGTTGCTGTGATCTGCTGACCCCGCGATAGCGGGGTCTTGTTTCCGCGTAGCGGTAAAAATTTTTTAGAATTTTGCCGTAACGGAATACGTTATTTTATACCCGAACAGAACGCGAAAAAAACAGCCGAAGTATAATGATCGGTATGTGACAGATGGAGGCGCCAAGTGGCAGAGGAGTTCAAGACCAAGCAGAAAGTGTACGACATGATGCTTTACGCATATCCGGCGCTTGCGCAGTTTCCCAAAAGCGAGAAATATGCATTGGCCACGGATATCAAACGGTGTATGCATATGCTGTATGCGCTTTGCATTTCCGTCGAAAAGAAGTATTACAAGAAAAACACACTTCAAGACATGGATGTCGAACTTGCCACACTGCAAGGCTATATCCGGCTGGCACAGGAGCTCACCTTCCTGCCGTTCAAAAAGTATGAATACTGGAGCGGTCTGCTGGTTGAGATTGGAAAGATGCTTGGCGGTCTGATTAAGGCTGCAAAGCAATAGGGAGTGCGTCAATGTTTCCGAACCGTGGCGGGGCGTACAACAACACGTCCAACGCCGGCCCGTTCGCGTTGAACCTCAACAACAATCGCGGCAACACGAACGCCAACATCGGGTTTCGGTCCGCTTTGCCTTCAGTCAGAAGTTGCAGGCTCATGGGCTTACATCCAGCACAAGGCGATAAAGGGACGTGCCCCCGCACCTTGCAAAAGCAGGGAGAAAAACATTAAGCTGCGTATGCCCTCCGTACCGGCCTCATCGGGATGAGCGTAAAGCGCAGCGGCTTTGAGGTTGGAAGTGGAGAAGCATCGGCACGTTTTTGAACAGATGTATGATTACGAAACCCTCTACGGTGGGTATCTTCTTGCCCGACGCGGGAAGCGGTTCAAAGACCAGGTGCTCCAGTACACTTCCAACCTTGAAGAGAATTTGATTGACGCGCAAAACAATCTGATTTGGAAATCGTATGAGGTCGGGCAAGCGCATCAGTTTTACGAATACTTTCCGAAAAAGCGCATCATCTATGCGCTGCCGTTCGCGGATCGCGTCATCAACTGTGCCGCTTACAACACGCTCATCCCGATCTATCAGAAATCCTACTACGAGCACTCATACGGGAGTATTGCCGGAAAGGGGCCGATCAAGGCCGCAAAGCAGCTCCAATACTGGATTCGACTCGTTGGAAACAAACCTGAACCTTGGGTGCTTGTGAAGTGCGACGTGGCCAAGTTCTTTTTCCGAATCCCGTTCGAGGTTCAGATGCGGGAGCTGATGCGGCCTATTGATGATCCACAAATGGAATGGTTCCTCGATACGGCGCTGCGCGGAAACGGGCAGGCGTTCGGTTTGCCACTCGACGTCGTTGACGTTGCTCTTTGCGATAGGGTGGCTGGTATCGGCATGCCGGTTGGAAGCCTGCTTTCGCAAACCACGGCAAATGTGGTGATGAATCGCACCGATCAGTTTATGAAGCGTGAGCTTCATGTCCCGTACTATATGCGATATATGGACGACATGATCTTCCTTGTGCCCAGAAAGGCCGAAGCGCATGAAATCCTCCGGGCGCTGAGCGAATTTCTACAATCAGAACTTGGCCTGAACCTGAACAACAAGACAGCTATCATGAAGCCAGATGCCGGCGTGGAGTTTGTTGGGAAACGCATTTGGCCCGAGAAGATGGAGCTGCGCCGCTCCACTTCGTTGTACATGAAGCGGCATCTCAACTATATCAGGGAGCATTACGCGTCCGGAGAACTCGATTTGGACTATGCCACCAGCGTGATCAGAAGCTATCTTGGCATGATGAGCCACTGCAATAACGATGCGCTCATAGAAAAGGTTCTGGCAGACTACGTTCTGATTCGAGACAGCAGCGTTGTTGAGATTCCGGAAATCGAGGGAGTTTTCACAAGATAATATTGACAGGACACCAAAGCCGTGGCGAAAGCTGCGGCTTTTTTGCGTGCCAGAAAGGAGAAGCACATGACTTATTCAAGAATCCTTAAAAGGTATATGACCGGCGATGATGTCAAGGCAGTTAAGGACAAATTGCTGGAGATCGGCTTGCTTCATGCCTCTACGCATGACAAGTACGGGAACGATACTTACAAGGCCGTCAAGACGTTTCAGGCTGCAAATGGTTTGGACATTGATGGTGTTGTCGGAAAATACACGTGGGCGGCGCTTTTTGCCACGGAGCCGGGAGCAGAACCAATTGGAGCTGTCACGGTACCGTCGCACATCGGCGCGGATGCTGCTGAAGCGATAGGTAAGTCTCTCGCACTGGTATCGGATATTCGACGCAAAATTTGTCTCGATGCTTTGAATCAGGCCATCGATCCATATGAGGGAGAGGAATATCCGCGAAGCTTCTACATACGCGGTGGGAACCTCTATAACAAAGACCTAAGCCTCAACGTTATGGCCGAATCCAAACTCAACAGCTATTTCAGCCGATCCGACTATGCACCATATTATAGTGATGGACGCGAGGAAATGATGCGCGAGGCAGCAGAGCGTAGCGGGTATACCATCACTGGCGCGGATTGCTCCGGCGGCATCGTCGGCCTGTGGAGGAAGCACGGAGTTGAAAACAGCGGGTTTGATGCCAATGCCAACACGCTCTATGGATCACATTGCGTACAGACGAATGCGCCGCAGGCGGGCGACCTTGCATGGCGCTCTGGGCACATCGGTCTTGTTGTTGGCGGTGGGTACATCGTTGAGTGGGTCGGGGGCGCTTACGGATGCCAGCTCACCAAGATGAATAACCGAAAGGTTTACGACTTCATCGAGGGGCGCATTCGCCCGATGAGCAAGTGGAGCGCGTATGGCGACCCGAAAAAATATTAAGAAACGGCGCGGCCACAACAGCGAAAGATTCCTCGCGGAGTTCTGCCAATTTGCCTTTGTGGCCATTTTCGCCGTCCTGTTGTCCGGCATCATATTGTGGTGGCTTTCGCATCTGATCGGAACGTCGCCGGAGCCGGAAATTGTAATCACGCTTTATAGCCTGTTATGCGTAGACTACCTTGCTTACTGCGCATACAAGATGAAACTGAAAAAATCATTGAACGACAACAAACTCGGCATCGATTCACGAGGGAATACGTTTAGGCTTGATGCCGAAGATTCTGATGAACAAGCGGAGGATTAAAGGATGGCAGCGTACATTACCCCAATCATATCGGGCATTTTTGCAGTGATCATTTGTATCATTGAAGTTCGGACTACTCGCGAACGAAAGCGAACAGAAGCGCGCGCTGCTGTCCGCGCTGAAGAATCACGCCTGTCGATGAAGCAGGCAAATGCAAATACGAAATTAGCCTTGGTAACGGCCAAAGCAGTAACCCATCAACACATCAACGGCGACGTTGAGGATGCGATCAAATCCGCAGAAGAAGCTCAAAAGGACTACGAAGACTTCTTGGTAAAGATTACATCCCAGCATACAACTAAAATATAAGGAGGAGTTATCATGGATACCATTTACATTTTCTTAATTATCCTTGGCGCTGTAGCAGCCGTAGTGTTTGGGATCTACATCGTCATTCCGAGGGCCGTCAAGAAGGGCATCGACTTGTCTGGCGTGCTGACCACGACCACTACCGTGCTTGATACGGTAGAGACCGCCATCGACGGCGTACAACTGCTTCTTCCCGAAAACCCCACTCTCACCCTTATTGACAAAATTGTTGAGTGGGCGCAAAAAGGTGCCGAAGCGGCCGAGCAAATGTACAAAGCAAGTCAAATCGAAAAAGATGAGCGCAACAAGACGGCAATTGATCTTGTATATCAATGCCTCGGCGTTGCTAAAATTGAGCGCACCCCGCAGATCGATAGCGTCATTGCAGGCATGATCGAGGCCGCGGTTCTCGCGCTACCCAAAACCAACAAGTAAGCCGGCGCGCGCAAAGGGGTCATAGTGAATCCGTCTGAAACAGGGCGGCTGCAGCTCCTGTCGGCATCTGAGAGCCCCCGTTCCTAATTGGAGCGGGGGCGTTTTTTTTCGTTTTGGGCCCATTCAAAAAGGCGAGCTCCATTTGTCTTGATTTCCGTTCTGTTTGACAGTATGCTTTAAAAAAGAATTGGGGGTATGAGGCATGATAGACTTAATGGATCACAAGCAGTCAGCAATCGACGCGGAGATTAGAAACAAGGGCCACTACCGACATACGATTATTTCTTTTCAAACCCTCTTCCAAAACGAGCCGTTCTACGGGCGTCCTGATTCCTTGATAGCGCGCACGGTTGGGCTGCCGACATTAACCATCAAAACTATGCGCAAAAACATGCCGGTATCAACGGAGGCCGTTCAAAAGATATGCGCATATCTGCATTGCCAGCCGGGCGACTTCATGGTCGCCCTAGACACAGAATACATTCCGGCAAGGAATGAGAAGACCCCCGCCCGGTAGGACGGGGGAGATGAGAATCGTTACCGCGACTGTTTTCGTATGTCTTTCCCTGCGCGGGTATGCTCGATCTTGCTTTCTGGATTCGGCACTCTTTGGATAAGGTCTGATAGCTCGCATCCGAGTGCTTCACAAATGAGGTCAAGATGCTCAAGGTTCACCCTTTCGCAGATTTCATGGTACATTTCATTAATCGTAGTCGGTCTGATTCCCGTCATTCGGGCAAGGTCTGATTGCGTCCAGCGCCTTTCGCCTAAGCGCGTAGACAGTAAAATTCTTATCATCGCCCTTCTCCTTTGTTAGAATTTACCAACTATTGTAGAAAAGCGCCGCGTTTAGTTAAGATATCACCGGATAAATAACGATTAGCGATAGAATCGAACGAAAAACGGCATGAAGAAAAACCGACAAGCATCTCACTTGTCGGTTTTTCTTTATGAGATTTTGCAAACCATCACGAACTTTGCCCCGATCATGTAGATCGAATCAACCGGAGTTCGCTTGGTTCTGCTATGGTGGCTCATACCAGAGCTTAAGCGAACTGCCCCCGCCGATTCCGATACGAGCGCAAATGAAAGCGGTTCTTTGTCATCCGTACATCCGAAGGTGATCCGCATCTCATCATCATACAAGTAAATTGCTTCGATAAATTGGTTTACGAGTGATCGCCTGAACCCTTGGTCCTTGAAATCGCCGTCGCGGAACTTCTCAAAATAATACCGCACCCGTTCTCGCGATTGTGGTTTCAAGCTGCAAGTGAGGATCTCGATTTCGCGTTTCTGCTTATCTTCTTCCGTTTCGAGCGCCTCCAGCTTTGTTTTTGTGGAACGGGTGAAGATTCCCTGCGCGATGGCATCAACCGTGTTCTGTATCTCCGCCTGAATTTGATCGAGCTGTTTCTGCGCCGCTTTAAGCTGCTGGTTCTCAAACGTGTTCTTCTGATACTCCATGAACGTATCGACCATCCAAGCAATCTTCTCATCCGACATCAGCAGCTCGCGTATATGCAAGATCACCGCGTCCTCTATGTAACCTCGTCTGACGTATTTCTTGTCGCAGTCCCCAGACCCTCGCACCGTTTGGCATGCATAGTAATAATGCATTGCTCCTGTTCCGCTTGTGCCGGACACCCCGACCATAAGAGCGCCGCACTTCCCACAATACAGCTTACCCGTCAAGATGTAATCACCAGTTTCACGGTGCCGACCCTGCGCGTTCTTCTTGGTTTTTAATTTCTCCTGCACTCGGTAAAACACTTCCTTCTCTATGATCGGCGGTATGCCATTCTCGACACGGACATCGGCCCATGAGTAGACACCGATATATCGTTCGTTGGTTAGTATAGATGCGAAGCTGCTCTTGGTCCATGTTCCTCTAAGGCGGGTTTTAATTCCGCGCGCATTGAGCTCGTTAGCGATGTCGACAAACTTCTCGTCGTTAAGGAACTTCGTGTAGATCGCGTGAATGACCTCCGCCTCTACCGGTGCAACAGCATACTTTCCGTCGGCTCCCTTGCAATATCCGAAGGGTAAGCGCCCGTTGTTCACCTTGCAATTAACGGCGTTGTCGCGCATGCCTCGGATGATGTCCTCGGACATGTTCTCGCTATAGAACTGGTTGAGGTTGAGCATGCTTCGGAATGCAAAGCGCCCGGCAGGCGTGTTTCCAAATTCCTCGCGTACATACATGATGCGAACACCGTGCCGATCCATGCGCTCCTCGAATTGGAGAGCGTTAAGCATGTTTCGCCCGATGCGGTTTGATTTATACGCGATGATGACACCGAACTTATGCTTTTCGGCGTCGCGGATCATGCGCTGGTAAGCGGCGCGGGTTTCTTTTCTTCCGGTGATCGCCTTGTCTGAGTATATCTCGATTACGTTCAGACCTTCGCGTTCGGCGAAGCCCTTGCATTCCTCAACCTGCTGCTCAATGGATTCTTCCTTTTGCGAGTGAGAGGAATACCGGGCGTAGATTACCGCATCACCGGACGCAAGTGCGTTTCCGTCCTTAACCTTTTTCAAATGAACACCTCATGCGTAATCACTCGTCAGTATTTCGCACCAGTATTTTTATTCCGAATAGGTTTTTCTCTACGATTATTTCCTTTTCATCGTATGTAGTATTGATCTCAAATGCCTCTGAACGTTCGGGTAATAGGGCCGTAAATGCAGATAGGCTATGAACTCCCACATTGCAGCGTAGAGATACAGCTTCACCATGGCGAATAGAATATTTTTCGTTTTCGTCTACTATGAGATAGATCGCCGCGCTTCGCTTTAACGTTTCACCCACGGTAATAGCTACATTGTCAAAAACAACAATCCCGCGTGACCTACGTTCACCGTCGGCAGCTTCTCCATTCTCGGGGTCCATGTCGAGCACGCGGTTATAATACTCTACAGCTCGCCCATTATCTCCTTCGTTTTCAAAGCGAGAAGCTCTTTCTAGCAAATTCTTTATCTGCATCTTTGTGTCTATGGACACGGTACCAGACACACTAACAGACGCTTTATCGTTAATCATTTTTGTCCCGCAGTATTGGCAAAATGCTAGCTCCCTGCTTTCGTCTATTTCGCAGGCT